CGGTGCTGGAATTCACTGTAATAAACTTATCCATATTAATAATATGAAAAAGAGTAATTTAAAAACTAAACCTGATAGTATAACAGGTCGTTTTCCGGTTCGCAAAACCGTACAGGGAATTCTTAAGGAAAGAAACAATGTTTCTCCCAGCAGTCGTAGTGAACGTAGACAACAAATCCGTAAGGAAATGTTTGAGTCTACCGATTCGCAAAGGGGCCATATAAGTCAGAATTTTGAAATGCTTTGGCCTGTCTTCAGCAAGTCTATTCCTTCTTTGAAGGAGGAAGATCTAAAAATTTATATTGCTGAAGTGCTATGTACCCATAATAATTTTATCAAATCATTAGGGTTAAAATATGGCACAAAACACTATAAAGCAATAGCTTTATACTGTAAATTACTAGTAGAGAAAAGGGAGGCAGAACCTGTTCCTAGAGTATCTACTGGTAGAAGAGATAAGTGGCCAAATTGCTTTGGACAGTTACGCCCTATCTACCGGGCCATCATTAGTAATGATGTAACCCCAGAACTAAGAGCTAATTATTACCAGCTTCTTAATACCTTGTTTAATCTAAACAAAGTGTGTTCTGATTTTTCCGAGATTGATATCGAAGACATCAAATCAGAGTTCAAAATTCCTCAAGAGACCTTACATGACTTTGAAAATTGGCTATCTAAGCGCCTTGGGGTCCAAGATCAGGCCGAGAATCTGCGAAGATTGAGGGTTACTGATTTGGTTTTCGGTCCATCTAATGGTCCAAATAAGGTTCCCAAGACTGAATCAGCCTTGGAGGAAGCTTCTTGTTTGCTTGATGATCATGATTTAGCACCATCTTTTGTCAAATTATGTGAATTAACAAACAGCACCGGGTTCTTAGGATATCTCAAAAAGGTATCAAAGAAAGGAAAAGGAAAGAGAATTTTCTTACGAAAACTTGTTTCAATTCCCGACTCGGGGAACAAATCTAGAGTAGTTGCAATTTGCGACTTTTGGACTCAGAGTTTGTTAGCACCATTAGAGAATGAAGTTAAATCAGAGCTTATTACTAAGTTTAAAGATTCAACTGCATTCCTTTCACATTCGGAAGGATTTCAGAAAGTTAAAGAAATCCACGACAGTACATGGATAAGTATTGACGCCACTTCGTGGACTGACAACTTTCCATTATCATTTCAGTACACATACCTGAAACTCAAGTATGGTATGTTGTTTGCCAAAAATTGGGCAAAACTTGTCGGTAAATGTGATTGGCACGTCGGAGACTCCGACCTTACAGTAAAATACGGTAAGGGTCAAGGAATGGGAACTAAGGGATCTTTCATCATCGCATCTATTACTGATCACTTTGTGATAGAATGGTGGATGGAACAACATTATGGTAAGGTATTACCGTACTATAAGGTTGGAGACGACTTAGTAGCTTCTGATCCGGATAATATCTTGACAGAAAGCTACCCAAAAATAGGGGTTCCAGTTAACATATACAAGTCTAAAATGTTAACTCCGAACGGCCATTTTCTTGAATTTGTTTCAAGAAATTTGTGGGATAATAGAGACATAAGTCCTATATCTGCCAAACTAGCTTATAAAGTTAGGAGGCAACCGTTCCTGCTCCCAATGTTCTTCGAACATTGCAAAGAGCGGATGAGCCCATATCCGAACTTCAATGACCTCATAGAATCTATGGGTATCAAAGAAAAGGATAAGGATAATCTCTATTTACTAATAGATATTATTCAAAGGCTAACAGGACGTTATTTTGCAATAACTGTTCCTGAGAAAGATAGGGTTACTAGTACTTTCTATAAAAAGATTGTACTACGAGTCCTTGCCGAACTAACCGTCGGAGTTGCAACGCTTCTCCAAAAGTTAGCTTTTGAGAACGGCGATCAGGTATTCGGTGAATATCAGAAAGCGTTCCTCAACATATCTATTGCGGATCCATGCCAGCCTTGGGCCAGTTATGTCAACAATAGTATGCGGTTAAGCCAGATCCAATGCGTA